CTATGAAAGGAGGGCACTGCCGAAACTGCTGCTTCCACCACCGTTGCTACCATCCTTGGTAACACCAGTACGCTGGCTACGCTGGTCGGTGATGTCTGGGACATCATGACCGCCAATCCCATTCTGACGCTGTTCATCTGCGCCGGTCTTGTGACTCTGGGCTTTTCCATCTTCCGCAAGGCCAAGCGCGCTGCCCGCGGCTGATGCCGCACACAAGGGGTATGGGGAACGCCCCATACCCCTTCCATTTTTGGAGGTGCCTATGACCGTATCCGTATTTCTGACCGACATCTGCGATCTGATCAGCGGCGTATTTGCCGCCGTGTTCAGTCAGCCGCTGCTGGCGTTCTTCATGACGGCGGCGCTGCTGGCCGTGGTGGCCGGTCTGTTTCTATATATCTACCGCAGGTCGAAACGATTTTAAGTGAGGTAACGATATGATCAAGTTTCTGGTAACGGCGGCCATTGTCCTGGTCTGCCTGTTCATCCTCGTGCTGGTGTCCTGTCTCATGGTCTGGGTGGTCATGCGGCTGTTGCGCTGGCTGTTCCCCCAGCGCTTCGGCGGCAAAGCCGCGCCGATGAAGAAGCGTAACACAGATAGATCTTAGTTGCCCAGCGTCAGATCGGGAAAATGTGTTACAAAGGAAAATCCCCCGCCAGCGGCGAGGGAGTAGAGATCAGTCCTTCACTTTATCCAGTTCCTTACAGAACGCTTCCACGGCGGCTTTGATACGCTTCAGCTGCTTGACTTCGTCCTTGCTGATCTGGCCGTCATCCTTCATGGCCGCCAGTTCGCAGGACTGCCCAAAGGTTTTTGCCATGGCCTGCATATTCAGTATCTGGGCGTATATGTAGTGGTTCATATTCTCTCCTCCGGGTGGTGATTTTTTGTATCTCCCTAAACGCATTATATCAGTTATTTGCGCGATTACAATAGCATCTTCGTGCATTTCCCCGGTTTTTGCCGATGGCTTCGGCGGTGGCAGCCGTACATATAAGCCGACCACTTTTTGGGACATCGTCTATGATCTGCTCTTTGGTGACAGCAGTTCCGGTACCGGTATTAGCGGCGGCAGTCGCGGCGGCTGGTCCGGCGGCGGTGGTTTCAGCGGCGGCGGTCGTGGCGGAGGCTTTGGCGGTGGCGGCTTTGGTGGTTCCGGTGGCAGTTCCGGCTCCGGCAGTGGCTCCGGTGAGTCTGGTGGCGGTAGCTCCGGAGGCGGTTCTGAAACGCCCTCTACACCTACATGGACAAGCCCGGATGATATGAAGCTGGACTATAACCAGTATGTTGATCAGCTTCCGGCCACAGGGTATACCAGCGATGGAAAGTTGCTGTGGCAACCACGATGGATTGATATTGCCAATAAAAAAATAGGTTTATCCGGTATGTTTGGCTCGTATCAGTTTCTTTATTCCGGTTATGATGGTTTTGTTAAAAGCCATTCTGGCAAGGTTGATGCTTCTGTTGACAACTCAATCATTAGCGCGGTTTTTCTTGAAGGATCCTATTCTAACTTCATATTTAGCAGTTCATATTCTTACTTTTTAAGCCCTATTGCGGGTCATTATGAACTTCTTAGTTCAACTATTGTCGCACATTCACATGAGACTGCTTTAAATTCGAACTTTTATAATCACGACACATATTTATGGGAGCCTCGTGATTGTGGAGATTATGGTGTAGGTGGATATGTTCCTACGTCAGCGTGTTTTTCTGATGCTGCGGGGAATATCTCTTCTTCTATACGTGCGGGCGTTTATCGTCAATCCGTGTCTATTTTTACTCCCGTATACCGCATTGCACCCATTGATACTACTGCCACTAATAACTACTACACCATCAACACCCGTGTTGACAACCTCACCGGTATCTACGTCGACAATTCCGACAACTACTATACGGACGTCACCATTGTCGATGAGACCAATAACAAGTATTACGATATGACTACGAAAACGTACTATGACATCAAGTCGTGGTCATACGATTACTCCTCCCGGACGTACTTCCTCACTCTGGACAATGACGTTGAGCTTACGGTACAGTTTGGTGATACCAACGTGACGATCACAACTAATAACGTCTCCAACACCTACAATTATGTGGTTGAGGATGATACCGGTTCCGATCCCGACACCCCCACCACCTGCAAGCACGACTGGCAGGAGACCATTGACACGGCTCCCACCTGTCTTGAGGGCGGCCATGCGTCCTACACCTGCTCCAAGTGCGGCGAAACCTACGAGCAGATCCTCGCCGCCAAAGGCCACGACTGGAAAGTCATCGAGCACGTCAACATGGTCTATAACTCGGACGGCACCGTGGCCACCCAGGGCCATACGCTCTACCAGTGCTCCGTCTGCGGTGAACAGTGGTACACCGATACCGGCGCTCCGCCCCCGGATGTCTCCGGCAGCAGCTCTATCCTCGCATGGCTGCAATCGTTCCAGACGTGGCTGGAGGAAAAGTTGGACCTTACCCCGGTGCTGGAACGTCTGGACGCCATCCTTGCGCAGCTTCAGGACACCTCCGGCTCCGCCACCTGCGACCACACCTACCAGCAGCACATGGAGCAGGAAGCGGACTGCACGCTCCCCGGCCTCCAGATCTCCGCCTGCTCCCAGTGCGGGGACAGCTACTCGGAGATCATCGACCCGCTGGGCCACGACTGGGTGATATCGTCCCATGTGGACGCCGTCACCGACCCGGATACCGGCGAGGAGACAGCCTCGGCCTATGACATTTATACCTGCTCCCGCTGCGGAAAGACCTACGAGGACCACACCGGGGACGGTGCCCCGGACGAGGACTACAGCAGCAGCTCCATCTCACAGCTGGTGGTCAAGGTGTTCTCCAAGCTGGGCACCTTCGCCGGGAAGCTGATAGGCTTCATCGTCCGGCTGTTTGACAAGGCCATCTCCAGCGTGGACGAGGTCATCTCCAAGTTCAACGAGTATACGGAGCAGATCAGCGGCTTCGGCGGCGATTACCCGGCGTGGCTCACCGGCTTCTGGACGGTGCTGCCGTCTGAACTGCAGGTCGCGCTGACCTTCGCCGTAGTCTGTATGGTGCTGGGCATCGTGGGCAAGAAGCTGTTTTTCTCGTAACACACTTCTTGCTGCAGCTCCGGCGCCAGGATCTGAAATTTGTGTTACAGGGGTGAGATACCATGTCTGTTTTACTTGAGCCGCTGCGGGCTCTGCTGAATATGATCACCAGCCTGATCAACGGCCTGATCGTTGGCTCCCTGCATTTCATCCTTAACCTGCTGGATGGTTTGGACGATGTGGACCTGCTGCTGGACCATACGGTGGACTCCGTCAAAAACTTCTTCACGGCATTCCTGAACCTCGGCACCAGCCTGTTCCCCTTCCTCCCCGCCGAGTGGCTGACTATCATTGAAGCGGCGCTGGTCATTCTGGCCATCGGCGTCATCATCAAAAGGAGGGTGTTCTGATGCAAGGTCTCGGACAAGTCCTGTCTGCCTGTCTGCAGATATTTCAGATAGAATTCACCGTGGACGGTCTGACCTTCACGCTCTGGAATATCCTCCTCTGGCTCATCGTGGCCGGTGCCGTGATCTATCTCCTTTTCAAGTGGGGTGATGATAATTGAAGTACATACCGCTGACCTCCGCGCTGCTGGCGCTGCTGCTTATGCTCACCGTGAATGCCTACGCCACAACGGCTGACACCGATTTCACGACCGAGGACATACCGGAGTGGGCACTCAGACCGGCGCTGGAGCCGGATGAGGAACCCGCTGCCGATACTACCGACACCACGGAGACTGAGACAAAGCAGGAGTATACCACCATCTACGACACAGACGGTTCTTTCCTCTATACGGACGACCCGGCGTTGGCCGACCAGATCAAAACCACCGCGCTGCCGCAGGAGACCACCGCCCCCGGTCTGTTCCTCTCCAAGCCCTTTGACGAATACACCGTTACGGAGGGTATGCTGCTCCTGTTCCTCGTGCTGGGCTTCATGTTCATGCTTTGGCACTTTGTAAAGGGGGTGTTCTGATGGCGTCTGTTGTGGCTGAATTCTTCCAGATCACCGGCGTGGACATCGTGCCGCCTACCACCATGGCCGAGCTGATACCCTATCTGCTGACTGTATTCGTGGCCATGGTACTGGTCACCGCCGTGTTCCGCATCGTGGCGGCCGTGGCCGCCGCGCTGGTCAACTGGCGGAGGTTCTGATATGGCAGTCATCACACTTATCGGCCTCGGCCTGGTGCTGGCGCTCTGTCCCACCATCCGCTGCGCCTTCTTCCACCCGGTGAAGCTGGTACGCTATGGCGCCGTTGACCTGTTCCAGTATCTCAAGTACCGCAAGTGGAACGAGTGCAGGACCGGCGAGTTGGTGGCCTACGTCGGCCTGTTCGGCAAGGGCAAGACACTCTCCGCCGTCCACAAGGTGGTCTCTATGTACAAGCAGTACGACGGTAAGCCGGTCTGGGATAAAGACCGGGCCATGTGGGTGGAGCAGCGGGTCAAGGTGCTCTCCAATGTGGCACTGTCCATCCCCTATGACGATTTCGTGTCGCTCCAGCAGGTAGTCTACTGCGCCGAAAAGAATGGCCAGTACGATAAAGAGCACGACACGCTCACCGTCACACTGGTGCTGGGGGACGAGTTCAGCGTTCAGATGAACAGCCGGAATTTCAAGAGCAATATCGACCCGCTGTTCCTCAATACCCTGCTGACCTGCCGTCACTACCACATCTCCATGTACTACACCGCCCAGCGCTTCGGCCACGTGGATGCCCTGCTCCGTCAGGTGACAAGCTGCGTGGTGGATTGTGATAAGCTGTGGCGCTTCCAACGTCAGAACCTCTATGACGCATGGGAGATGGAGAACGCCACCAACACCCAGCTGCTTACGCCCCTTACCCGCCGTTGCTGGTTCGTGACCAACAAAGACTATGCGGCATACGATACGCTGGCCTGTGTGGGCAATCTGCAAAAGTCCTTCAAGGAGGGCGATATGCTGTCTGAGGAGGAGATACTCTCTCTGCGCCGGAACGAGCAGCAGGCCAATATGGACGGTGTGGTCAAGCCCTCCCGGAAGTGGCGGAGAAGTCAGAAAAAGATACGTAAGTGATGTAACACGTCCTGGTCCTGCTGCGGCGCCCATCCAAGCCGGCTGCAGCTGCACAATGTGTTACAGCGGGGCCCCGCGCCAAGGCTTCAGCCGCGCGGGGCCCCTGCCTATGCTGCGGCTTCATCGGGTGTCTGCCAACCTAACACTCTGCGCGGATACCGGTTCATCCAATCCTGCACCCGCTGTACCTCTGCCGGAGATACCTCGTCGAAGTTGGTGCCTTTGGGAAAGAAGCGGCGTATCATGCGGTTGTGGTTCTCCACGCTGCCTTTCTCCCATGCGGAGTAGCTGTGACAGTAGTAGATGTCAAAGCGGCTGCCCTTGCTCCGGCAGCTCTTGACCAGCTTGTCATACTCCATGAACTCGCTGCCATTGTCGGTGGTGATAGACCGGAACTTCTGCCGGAAGCCCGGCGTCTTACGCTCCATTCGGTCTATGGCCCTGCGTATGGTCTCCGCCCGTCTGTCCGGCAGCTTGACGATGATCTCCTGTCTGCTCAGTCGCTCCGTCAGTGTGAGAAGTACACTTCTTCCATTCTGACCGCTGACCACCAAGTCCATTTCCCAATGTCCGTACTCTGCGCGTCGGTCAATGTGCGCCGGTCTGACCTCTATGCTGGGCAGCTTCGGGTGTACTACCCGCTGCTCCTTGTCCTCGGTTTTCTTGGGCCGCTTCTTCCACTTCTCCCATAGGTGCCGGTTGCCCAGCTGATAAAACACCTTTTTGTCGATGTAGCTGTACAGGGTGCTGACGCATATCCTTGTAGCAAAAGGGTACTTCCGCGCCGCCGCCAGAGCAGCAGCCGGGGAGTACCTATCCACAATGATCTTGTGCTCGATGTAGGCAGCAAAGGCGTGGTCACTGCCGATCTTCAACGGCCTGCCTTTTGCCGTCTGATTGTAGTCGTGTATCTGCTGTCCCTTGTCCGCCGAGTACCGCAGCTTGTCATAGTAGCCGTAGTCATGGAGATACTGTCCGCGCCGTATCTCGTTGTAGACCGTCTGGCGGCAGCAGCCCAGCTTCCGGGCGATGTAGCTGACTGGCTTTTTCTCGTCCAGCAGTGTCTGCATGATAATGCGTTCCTCTTTCGTCATGTAGTGTCCCAT